CCACGGGGCATCTCGCTTATTTTCACACATCCTATTGGAGAATTATTATGGGCAACAACCGAACTCGCGTTTTTAAGGCTGAATCTGAAGAAGTTGTAAGTAACAACACTTTGAAATATAATGGTGTTACTACTTATACTACTAGCAGATATTTTAATCAGTCGGATGACGTAATGCAGGACGTTGTGACACCAGGCTTTCATAAACTTCAGAAAGAAGGTGCCATCATTAATAATCCTATGTCTCGAGTTAAGCGCGATACGATCATGGGCACTATGTCCTTGTCGTATTACTCCGATACGAAGATGGCTGACGGGGTTACCCCCTATGTTCAGTATTCTAGTATCGGTGCGTCTTCAATGTCTTCTGTGTATCCGTCTACTTTGGCGGTACCAGCTGACTTTACAAAAGACATAAAGCTGCAACGTGACCTCGCTTTACAAAAGTGTATTTCACGAATTGACAGTACTCCATTCATGTTCCTTGAAGACTTGCTCGAATTCCATAAAACTTTGGATTTTTTACGTCCAGAGGTAAAGAAAGTGTATAAGTGGCATAATACCTTCCTAACTGAAGTTAAGAAACTTCAACTTCAGAATGTTGGTCAGCACGTAGACGCTTTTGCTAGAGTTTGGCTCGTTTCTCGCTTCGCAATCCGACCGATACTTATATCCATCGAAAACATTTTGGATGAATATCATAAAGGTGCGCGATCTCGACGCGGCGTTGGTAAAACACGTCGTGTTGCGAGAGTTCCTTACACTTATGAGTCTGAATATACTAACACAGGCTCATCCACCAATGGAACCCAATCTTGGCTCCAGAAGCGTGTTGTAAGGAGGGACGTCCAAGGTCATATCGGTATTCTGTACCAAGTAACAAATCCAATTGATACTTTTTCAGAGATTAATGGCCTTCGATTAAAGGATTTGCCAGAGACATTGTGGGCTTTGGTCCCTTTGTCCTGGATGACTGACAGATTCCTCAATATCCACAATGCAATAAGTGGATTGGTGAATTTAGCAGATCCTAATGTGAAGATATTGGCAGCATGGGACAAACGTCATGACTTTGAGCGTATTGAAAATACGATCACAGATATAGTGATGCCCCCGGGATATACGTCAAGTTATTGGGCTATGAGTCCGCGTGTTGATCAAACTGATTCAACGACTCGCTCACCGCTTTCAATAAGTGCTGCTGATTGTTTGCCGAGTTTAAATATATTTCCTCGTCAAACAATTCCCGAATTAACCGATATTATCTCTGTGTTTGCTGTTATGGCTAAACTTGGACGATGATATTTTTCTAACAAATACAGTCTAAAAGGTGACTATAATGTCTTTACTTAATGCACAACTTATGGTAGCCCCTACGGGTTATACTGTAACTGCCGGCACCGCTATAGCTTTTTCCAGTTTTGGCCAAATTGGTCAAAATGGTTATCGCTTGGGTGTAGCCGCGGATACTGATTCGCGGACTAGAAGAACGATTGAAACAAAAGTCACTCTTCCCAGGCCTGACGTAACAAAACCTAACGGTTATACCCAATGCCGAAATAGTGCGACGTTTAAACGCCCTATTATCTTGGCAAACGGTAAAGTAACCGTTAATACCGTACAAATTATTATGGCTTACGACGTCGAAACTTCTGATGTCGAAAAGAACATGTTAATTGATATCGGTGGTCAAATGTTGATTGACGCTGACTTTACCAGCTTTTGGAAAGCACAAGCCCAATCATAATTTGCATACGTTTTTGCGTATGTTTGTCAGGTATTTCTACGAGAGAATCTCATGAAACAGTTACAAAATCCTAAAAAGGGAGCACATACCAGTACTTCTCAGAAACACGAGAAGGCGCTCTTTAACCCTGATGCAATTGCGGACCGTATTCATCAGGCCCTTAATCTAGATTTGCAGACCCCTATTATGGGAACCAACGTCGGTACTAACTGTTGTATTTCCGACTTGGCCAAATCTTTCTATGTTGATGCTCAAACCAATGGTTTTAAGAAAAAATATAAAACCCAAAACAAGGACATTCAGGACAAGCTTGAGATGGAATCGAAACTCGATTTCCTTATTAATCTCAGGCGTCTCCGAGGTGTTGAAAGTACTTGTAACTATTTACTTTCTGCACCAGAAGGGGCCCGAATTCATCCAGATACTGACCCGTTTGTCGCTCTATTAATAAGAGCGAGGTCAGCCGCTAGATGGATCCTTGATCCAGCAGAATTTACGCTGGAGCGATGGTTTGAAGAGTGTAAAAATTCATCGGGAACTACACTTGGGACCAAGTACGAAAGTACTAATCTTGAGGATAAGTTCGTTTTTCCGATTACATCAACGCAGGAAGCTGCAGCTTTATTTCCTATCTATCTTGCTTGGGATCCCCAGTTAAGAGAGGCTTTGGAAGCCTTTAACGCGAAGAATCCACTTCGGATTTCACCGTTGCAGATAGTGAAAGCATCTAGACTGACTACAGTAGATAAGGATGATAGAGCACGTCGTGTGATTGCGATAGAACCCACTTGGAATATGTTTCTCCAACAGGGTCTCATGCAATTATTATTTCGTGCTTTACAACCTTTTGTCGACATGAAGTCTGCCCAATTTAAACATCAATTGCTTGCCATGATAGCATCCGTTACTAAAGAAAATAGTACGATTGACTTTTCTAAGGCCTCTGATAGTGTGTTACTTAAGCTTGTTAAGTTTTTGGTACCTCCTATTATATATAAGCAGTTTATGGTTTGCCGTACTCCGTCAGTATTAATCGACGGCACGGAACATGTGTTAAACATGTTTGGAACAATGGGGAACGCAACTACTTTTCCTGTTGAGACTCTTGTTTTCTATTGTCTCGCGGTTGCTTCGTTTATACCTAATAATCGACTTTCTGTGTTCCCGGAATGGGAATCATTTGACAGAATATCGGTTTTTGGCGACGATTGCATCGTTCCGACCTGTGTTACGCGTACGTTTATTGAAGTATGCGATAGGTTGGGTTTCCTTGTAAATAATAATAAAACATTTAAATATGAGGATGACTTTAGAGAATCATGTGGCGGAGACTTCTTCGCCGGTTACGACGTTCGGCCCTTTTATTTGAGGGCGCCACACAATTGTAATCGTTCATCGTACCTTCCGTGGTTGTATGTGGTATTCAATCGGCTTTTCGAGAAATACATCCAGTATTTCGGCCCTTTGACATACATGTACAATAAGGAATTGTTTAAACTTATGAATGATTTACTATCGGATCCTCGGTATGTTGATGAAGTTTTCATAGTACCTAGGCACTATCCTGATGATTCGGGTCTGAAGATCTTCGAAGATTTTTCTCGTTGGTCTCAGAACGTGTTTACGAAAGTACACTTCGCTGAGGTGTACCGGAATAGACATGGAACCTTACATTTTAAGTTCTCTCGTTTTGTTTACAAAGAGACTTATTATAAGGGTGATGATCGTGTCCGGCTGTGGGATAAACTAAAATTCCCCGGTCGATGCGACATCGTAACAGTAAAGATGCGGCGTGATGCTCGGAAGCGTCACGAAATGCTGCCCTTTACTGACCCGCGCGTATGGTATACGCACAAAAGGATAGGTGGTTATGTAGTCGGGAAATCTCTTGACGGATGTCTTGAAATTTCTTAACCTTCAACGGTT